TGCTAAGGCTGCTGGCTTTGCTAAGGGTGGCATGGTTCTTAAGAAGCCTATGAAGGCTGTTGTCAAAGCTCCTATGAAGACTCCTATAAAATCAATAATTAAGAAAGCACCTGCTAAGGTGATGAAGAAGAAGAAATGAAGATTCCTATTAAATACTCTGCTGCTGAAGCACAAGCTCTCATTGCACAGAAGATGAGGGATAAGAATCTTACATTCAGTGAGAAACGTGAGTTGGAAGATCAGTATGCTCAATTATCAGAGCGTTCATTTGCTAAGGGTGGAGTTGTTACTAAAGGAAACAAAATGGCTACTAAGAAAATGGTTGAAGGTAAAGAGACATCTAAGGGTGCAATGATGAAGAAAGAAAAGGTTCAAGAAAAAATGGGCAAGGGTAAAGGTGTTGCCATTCTCATTGCTCCTATGAAGAAGATGTCATATGGTGGCATGACTAAAAAAGGATATGCTGCTGGTGGTATGGCTATGGTTGAACAAGCAGGAAAGAAAGTTCCAGCTTTTGCTGCTGATGGTATAGGCAAAATGAACATGGGTGGTATGGTTAAAAAAGTAACAAAGAAAAAATAATGAAACCCAAGTCTAAAGTTAATCAAGCAGGGGTTTATACAAAACCCACTATGCGAAAAGCATTGTTTGAACGCATCAAGGCTGGGTCTTCAGGTGGTGATGCTGGTGAGTGGTCAGCTAGGAAAGCGCAATTGTTAGCAAAGCAATATAAAGCAAAAGGTGGAGGATATAAATCATGAGTAAAAATCAAACACATTATTTACCTGATGGTAAAGTGTACAAAGGTGAAACTCACAAGGTGGGTTCCACTTTGATGACAGGTGCTAAACATTCAGCATCAAGCAAAGTCTTAAGCCACACTCCTCCTAAGAAGGTGAAGAAGTGAAAGACCCACAACAGTCTTTAAAAGATTGGGGTAAGCAGAAATGGCGTACTAAGAGTGGTAAGCCTTCGTCACAGACGGGTGAGAGATATTTACCAGAGGCTGCGATAAAGTCTTTATCAGCAGCAGAGTATGCAGCAACCACTAAAGCTAAAAGAAAAGGCACTGCTGCGGGTAAGCAATTTGTAGCGCAACCAAAGAATGTTGCAAACAAAACAGCAAAGTTTAGAAAATGATAACCAGCTATCCCGATCCTATACAAACTCCTTATGAACTCTTAGTTGCTCAGGGGTTGGTGACGGACGTTTCTAGTTTATTTAAGTTTGGTTTTAATTCTGATATAGATACAGCAGAAGAAACTGTTTGGGATGGTGGAGGTATATACACATATCCTTCTTCTGCTCTTGCTATGACAATAGTGAGTTCAAGTGTTAATGATGCTGCTGCTGGTACAGGCGCTAGAACAGTGACTGTTATTGGTCTTGATACAAACTATCTTGAGGTTACACAAGTTGTTACACTTAACGGAACAACACCTGTGTCTATACCAACATCATTAATTCGTGTCTATCGTGCTTTTGTAACTACGGCTGGTTCAGGTGGTACAGCAGCAGGTACTTTAACAATTGCTAATGGTGGAACCACTTATGCTCAAATAACGTTAGGTGCAAATCAAACGTTAATGACTGTTTACACTGTACCTGCTGGCTACACTCTCTATCTTACTTCAGGGTTTATTACCACTGGTTCTGCTTCTGCTAATCAATACATTGTAGCTAGGCTTATTCAAAGACCTTTTGGTGGTGTGTTTAGAGATATTTCTAGACTGACAGCACCATCTGGTCAAGTGAGCTTTGATGGTTTTGCTGCTCCTTTAAAGTTTTTAGAAAAAACAGATTTGGAAATAAGAGCTTATGGATCATCTAACAATAATGAAGTGTCTGGTGTATTCTCTGGTTTTCTAATAAAAAATTAATATGGCAACAACAAAAAACAGAACACTGTCTACAGTGTTAACAACCAGCAATCAAAATGTTTATGTTGCCCCAACATTATTCAAAGCTGACATTGATTCTATTTTAATAACAAACGATAGCTCTAGTGCTGTCTCTGTAACAATGGAATGGTATAGCATAGTATTGAATACCTATTACAAAGTGTTAGGAACCATTTCAATAAGAGGTAACAGTGTTTTACAGATTGAAAGACCTTTAGGTCTTGATCAACAAGACAGCATCAGAGCCTTAGCTAGCACAGCAGGTGTTATCACTGTCACTATCACAGCAACTGAAACATACACCACCTCAACATTATAACAGCCCATATATGAACCATTAAGCGGGTTTATAGTTCATATTTGACAACATAGGATCCATTATGGCAAAAGAACTTACAGAACAACACAAGAAATTTCTAGACGTATTATTTAGCGAAGCCAATGGAAACATTGTTGCAGCAAAGCGTCTTGCTGGCTTTTCAGAAAACTACAAGACAGCCCAGCTAACAAACTATTTAAAAGAAGAAATCATTGAGGCTACACAGCTATACATTGCTATGAATGCACCACGTGCTGCTATGGCAATGGTTGGTGGTATACTTGATCCTACAGAGCTTGGCATCAAAGAGAAGATGAATGCTGCTAAAGATTTGTTGGACAGGGCTGGATTGGTTAAGACTGACAAGATTCAAGTTGAGAGTAGCAATGGTGTTATGATATTGCCAGCGAAGGATAGAGTAGAGGAAGAGTGATGACTAGAGACATTGGTGCATGGATATTGCCACAAGCTCCTAAGACCTCTGACTACGTATCAATACCAAGAATAGGTCGTACCATTCCTTTTGGTTATGAAGCAGACCCAGAGAATGAAGGATGGTTAAAACCTATACCAAAAGAGCTAGAAGCTCTTGCCAAAGCCAAGCTATATCTAAAACAGTATTCATTGCGTGAAGTGTCTATATGGCTTACCAAGATATCTGGTAGATATATTTCACATGTAGGTTTAAGTAAACGAATAAAAGATGAGCGATCATACAAAAGACGGTCTACAACTTACCGCAACCTTGCCTACAGGTACAAAGAAGCGCTCGACAAAGCGCAAGCCTACGAAAAAAGAATTGGCTCCGAAGCCAGCGATAGTTATTTCGACAGCGAACAATACAGAAGACTCACAGAACAATCCGTCCCCAATATTAGTTAAAGAAGAACCTGTTGTTGAACAACAGAACATCATCTTTAAACCTAACGTAGGACCACAGACGTTCTTCCTTGCTGCTGCAGAGCGTGAGGTGTTGTATGGTGGTGCTGCTGGTGGTGGTAAAAGTTATGCTATGTTGGCTGATCCGTTACGTTATATGGGTCATCCACAATATTCTGGGTTGTTGTTACGACACACCACAGAGGAATTGCGTGAACTCATCTGGAAAAGCCAAGAGATGTATCCAAAGATATATCCCGGCATTAAGTGGTCAGAGAGAAAGATGCAATGGCAAGCACCTTCTGGTGCAAGACTTTGGATGTCATACCTAGACAGGGACGAAGATGTGCTTCGGTATCAAGGTTTGGCGTTTAGTTGGATTGGTTTTGATGAGTTGACGCAATGGCACACACCGTTTGCGTGGAACTATATGCGTTCACGTTTGCGTACATCAGCGCCAGACCTACCAATTTTTATGAGAGCCACGACAAATCCGGGTGGTCCGGGGCATTCTTGGGTTAAGAAGATGTTTATTGACCCATCACCCGCAGGAAAAGCGTTCTGGGCTACAGACTTAGACTCTGGTCAGACGCTGGTGTATCCTAAAGGACACAGTAAAGAGGGTGTTCCTCTGTTTAAACGCAGGTTTATACCTGCTATGTTGTCGGATAACCCCTACTTAGCTGATGGTGGTGACTATGAAACCATGTTGTTGTCTCTACCTGAGCACCAACGTAAGCAATTGCTCGAAGGAAACTGGGATATTGCAGAGGGTGCAGCGTTTTCTGAGTTTGATAGGACAAAACATGTCATTGATTCCTTTGATATACCGAAGAGTTGGACAAAGTTTAGAGCGTGTGACTACGGATATGGTAGTTTCTCTGCAGTTGTGTGGTTTGCTGTCACTCCTAGTGAACAACTCATCATCTATCGTGAGCTTTATGTTAGCAAAGTGTTGGCTAAAGACCTAGCACACCTGATATTGAGGGCAGAAGCTGATGATGGGCTGATACGCTACGGTGTATTGGACAGTAGTTGTTGGCATAAGCGTGGTGACACTGGTCCTTCGCTGGCAGAACAGATGATTATGGAGGGTTGCCGTTGGCGACCTTCAGATAGAAGTGCTGGAAGTAGGGTGTCTGGTAAGAATGAGATGCACAGGCGATTGCAAGTGGATCCATTTACAGAAATGCCTAGATTGGTTATAACAAGTAACTGTGTAAACACAATTGCACAGCTTCCAATCATTCCATTGGATAAAAGAAATCCTGAAGACATCGATACTAAGGCAGAAGATCATCTATATGATGCAATTCGGTATGGTATTATGACAAGACCTAGAAGTAGTTTGTTTGACTATGATCCAAACAACAGTAAGTCAACAGGTATGAAAGTTTCTGACCCAGTTTTTGGGTATTAAGGTAATTAATGGCTACAAATAAATCACAAATGTTAGGCGAGAAGAGCTTGTCTCTTGAAGATGGTCCCAAAAATGCAGAAGATACTTTTGGTGGAGATCTTATTTCCAACTTTGTTTATGAACGCTTCACACGTTCTGAAGAATCTAGAAAGATTGATGAGGTACGTTGGCTTCGTGCTTATAGAAACTATCGTGGTTTGTATGGTCCTGATGTTCAGTTCACTGAAAATGAAAAGTCACGTGTATTCATCAAAGTTACTAAGACTAAAACTCTAGCTGCCTATGGTCAACTCATTGAAGTGTTATTCTCTAACAATAAGTTTCCATTAAGCATTGATCCAACAGTGTTGCCTGAAGGCGTTGTTGAATCTGTACACATTGATCCTAAAGAGCCACCATCTCCAGAGAATGATTTAAGCAAACCAGAAGACTTTGACTTAGAAAAGTTGGAAGAACGCTTTGGTGCAATGAAAGAGCTTTTAAAAGACCTACCTGACGTTAAAGAAGGTCCGGGGGTCACACCATCGTCTGCAACATTTAGCCCTGCTATGGTGGCTGCAAAGAAGATGGAGAAGAAGATACATGACCAGTTGGATGAGTCAGGTGCTACGAAGCATTTGCGTTCCACTGCGTTTGAAATGGCGTTGTTTGGTACTGGTGTGATGAAAGGTCCCTTTGCTGTGGACAAAGAGTACCCAGATTGGGCAGAAGATGGAACATATAAGCCAACAATTAAAACAGTTCCTGAAGCTTCTCATGTTTCTCTATGGAACTTCTATTGGGACCCAGACGGTAACAATACAGAGAATGTTCAATATGTAATTGAACGCCATAAGATGAGCCGTACACAGCTACGTGCTTTGAAGAATCGTCCACTCTTCCGTAAGAATGTAATTGATGGTGTGTTAAAAGAAGGTGAAACCTATACTAAGAAGTATTGGGAAGACACTTTAAAAGACTATGCACCAAATGCAGGTATTGAAAGATTTGAAGTATTAGAGTATTGGGGAAACATTGACGTTGAGATGTTAAAAGATGAAGACATCGTC